GGATAGAGTGAGTGGAAAACTATTAGGACAAATTTCATTAGCATCTGATGTAACCGCTATGGGAGTTAGAGATAACTTTATTGGTTGGACTAAGGATAATAAATTTGTTGATGGTAAGTTAAACAACACTACTATTGCCTCTACTATTGTATGTACCCAGCCATTAGGTTATAACTTCTTAGGTGGTAAGTTAATCGCTATGATGACAACTACGCCGGAGGTTAGAGAGTATTGGAATTCAAAATACAAAAACGTTTTGATTGCAGTAGGTACAACATCACTTTACGGAATTCATTCTCAATATAATGGCATCCCTTTATTTAAAACATTGGGTGAATCAGCTGGTAAGATTAGTTTAAAGCCGGATGATAAATTCTATGACCCTTGGCATCAATGGATTAAAGAAAATAAGCCCGATTGGTATATGGAAAACATTACTAGAGAACGGGCTCGTAATGGTGCTAGTATGGGATATGAAGCTAACGGACCTGTTAGTGGTATTAAGCAAAAGATATTAGGACAAATCTTTAAAGAGTGTGGTATTAAGGCAACTCAATATCATCACGGATTTAAGAGAGGTGTTTATATGGCTATGATGTATGAAAACGGATGTGAGTATCTTAGAAACGAAATCACCGAAGATAAATTAATCCTTAAGGATAAGTTTAAGCAAGGTACTGAATACATTAATAAATGGTGGAAGAAACATGCAATCAGTAGATATACAAAATTGCATGATGAAGGCAGGATTAAACCTGAACACTTATTCTACATAGATGCTATTGGAATTAGTTGGGAAGAAATGAAAGTAAAATACCTATCAGAAGTAGGAAGATAAAAAATAAAATTATGGCAAAAAGTAAAAAAACAAAAGAACCAAAGGTTGAAGAAATTCAACAACCAATAATTTCAGAAGAAACTGAATTATCTGAATCTGAATTAAAAGATAAACTTTTAACAATTACTCAAATAGAATATAAAAATTGTGAGTGGTGTTATCAATTTGATGAAGATGATGCACAGGTGTTTGCTTGGACAAATGAAAACGATATATCAGAAGAACCACCAAGCGTTACATTTACATTAACAAACAATAATAATTCTTATATAACCTTTAAACATAAAGATAAGTTATTTAAATTGTTTGCTAGAGAATTAACGCAAGCTGGTATAGATTTGAGAAATAATTCTATACAAAATGAAGAAAATTTAGAAAACAATTTAGAAAATGAAAGTACGAATAAAGAAGATTAATCCATTAGCACAAATTCCAACCTACGCTAAAGACGGTGATGCTGGAATGGATGTGATAGCAACATCAATTATATCAGATACTCCAACTCAAATAACATATGGATTAGGGATTGCATTAGAAATACCTAACGGATTTGTAGGATTGGTATTCCCTCGTTCATCAATTAGAAAGACTGGTTTACAATTAAGTAATTCAGTAGGTGTAATTGATAGTGGATATAGAGGTGAACTACAAGCTACATTCAATAAGTTATTTGGTGGTGAAGCAATGTATGATGAGATGAAAGTTAAAGAAATACAACCAAATGATTTTTACAAAGTAGGTGATAGAGTTGCACAAATTATGATTATTCCATATCCTCCAATTGAGTTTGATGAAGTAAATGAGTTATCGGATACTGAAAGAGGTGAAGGTGGCTTTGGAAGTACAGGAAAATAAAAAAATAAAATATGTTTGAATTTAAAGAAGAACAAAAAAATCATTCGCTTTGGGTTGAGAAATATCGCCCAAATAAATTGGATGATTATGTAGGTAATGAGCATTTAAAAACAAAAGTTGCAGGATATATAGAAACAGGCGATGTACCCCATTTACTCCTTTATGGAAAAGCTGGTACTGGTAAGACAACCTTAGCAAAATTAATTGTTAAATCAATTGATTGTGATTATATGATTATAAATGCTTCAGATGAAAATGGTGTTGATACATTAAGAGATAAGATTAAAAATTTCGCATCTTCTATGGGATTCAAGCCATATAAGATTATGATATTAGATGAGGCTGATTACTTAACTGGACCTGGTCAAGCTATCCTTCGTAATTTAATGGAAACATTTAGTGGACATTGTAGATTCATTTTGACTTGTAATTATGTTGAGAAAATTATAGAACCAGTACAATCTCGTTGTCAAACATTTCAAATTATTCCTCCAACTAAAAAAGATGTAGCTGTACAAGTTAGTAAAATATTAAAGAATGAGGAAATACAATTTGATGTTAAGGATTTAGTTCCAATTATAGATGCGGCTTATCCTGATATTCGTAAGATATTAAATACTTGCCAACTAAACTCCAATAAAGGAAAGTTGATGGTGGACGTACAAAATCTTTTAGATAATGATTACAAAGCAAAGATTATTGAAATACTTTCTTCAAAGGATGATAAGAGAAATAAGTATATGAAGTTAAGACAAACTATTATAGATTCTAAAGTAACTGATTTTACGGATTTATATACAACTCTTTATAATAAGGTAGAGGAATATGGTGGAGAAAATACATCTAATGTAATTCTACTGTTAGGTGATGGAGTAAATAAATCAGCAACTGCAATTGATAAAGAAATTATCGCAGCAGCTACATTAATTCAAATTTTAAATATATTATAATATGGCAAACATTTTAGGAGCAAGTGGACAACCAATAGGTGAGCAAGAAGAAGTAAAAATACCTTTAGAAAAAACCGAACCTATTGCATGCAAGTGTGGTGGTGAGATTTTTGTACAAGGGTTTGGATTTCGTAAGATTTCAAAGTTATTAACTGGTAAACCAAAAGATGAAGTATTACCCGTAGAGTTATTCTTATGTGGTGATTGTGGTGAAGTACTTAATGAATTATTACCTCCGGGTTTAAAAGTAGAAGAAGAAGCATAATATGGCTAAAACATTATTCGACCATCTAAACGCAATTACGGATAAGAAAGACCCAAAATATTGGGACACGCTTGATGAGAGTGATAAAAAGACTTGGAGTAACTATATGATACTCCGTTTTCTTTCTATGAAACCTGAGTGGATAGAACTAATTGCAGATATACAACCTTACATTCAGGAGGCACCGCCTAAAGCGATGTACTTATGTTTGATAGGTTTAATTCCAAAAACAAGAGCATTCTTAAAGTATATGAAACCTGCTTCATCTGAAAAGTATGAAGGGTGGCTTATTAAGTTAGTAGCTCGTTATTATGAGGTATCCGAAACGGAAGCTGAGGATTATGCTCATATTTTATATCAAACTACAACTGGTAAGTTGCATATTAAGGAGATAGCTGAGGCTTATGGTACTGAAACAAAAGTAATATCCGCTCTGAAACTCAAAGTTTAATTTGGTAGTTTCATACATTTTTCGTATCTTTATATAAATAAAAACAATGGCTAAAGTATCATTTTCGCAATACTCTATGTGGAGTAGTTGCCCGCATCAATATAAGTTAAATTACATAGATAAGTTAGGTGAGAGTTCATCTAACATCCATACAATATTTGGAACTGCTATGCATGAAACAATCCAACATTACCTTTCGGTTATGTATGGTGTTTCTAAAAAGCAAGCAGATGAAATCAACAAAGATAAGCTCTTATTGGAAACTATGAGAAAGGCTTATAAAAGTGAAGCTGATAAAATGAGTGAAGGAACTCCTTGTACTCAAATACAATTAGAAGAATTTTATGGTGATGGTAGACGTATATTAGCTTGGTTAGATAAGCACATGCACAAATTCTACTCAAAGAGTGGATTTGAATTAGTAGGTATTGAGATTCCATTGAACGCAACTATTAAAGAGGGCGTACACTTTATTGGATTTATTGATATTGTTATTAGAGATTTGGCATCTAATGAAATTATTATAATTGACCTTAAGACATCCACTATGGGATGGAATCAGTATCAAAAAGCTGATAAGATGAAAAATTCTCAAATACTCCTTTATAAAAAATACTATTCAGAATTATTTAATATTCCTTTACAAAAGATTAAAGTGGAGTATCAGATACTTCGTAGGAAGTTGCCCGAAGACTCGGCATTTCCAATACCACATGTATCAAAACATATTCCAGCACATGGTTCACCATCGGTTACTAAAGTATATGATGAGTTTATGGGATTCATCAATGCAGTATTTGATGATGAAGGTAAGTTTAGAGATATTGAATTTCCTAAAGTACCAGGTCCGGCTAAAAAGAATTGTAAGTTCTGTGAGTTTGGTAATAGGGGAATATGTGATAAAAAGGCTACAAAATAAATTTTATGTTTTTTTTATTTCATTATACTTATATATATAAATATATTACAATGAACGGAGAAAACACAAAACTGACAACAGTGAAAATACTAAAAGATGTATATTCAAGTTTCAAAAAGGTTTCTTTTACATCCGATGTTACACTTCAAAAGCTGGTCAATAGAACAGTAGAAAGATATGTTACTGATATCGAATTTAGAGAAGAAATGAACGAATACTTGAAACTACAAATTTCAGGTTCACAATTTTAAGAAACAAAATAAGTTATGGCAAAAAAGAAAATCCTTTTACTTTCGGATGATTTAAGAATGGCAAGTGGTATAGCTACTGTGTCAAAAGAATTAGTACTTGGTACAGTACATAAATACGATTGGTTTCAGGTAGGAGCAGCAATTAACCATCCTGAAGCTGGTAAGGTTTTAGATGTTAGTGAAGATATTCAAAAAACATATGGTATAGCTGATGCTAATGTTAAGATACTTCCTTGGAATGGTTATGGTAACGCTGATTTGATTAGACAATTAATTAATTCAGAACAACCTGATGCTATCCTACACTTTACTGACCCTCGTTATTGGACATGGTTGTATGATATTGAACATGAAATCAGACAAAATGTTCCTCTTTTATTTTATGCAATTTGGGATGATTTACCAGACCCATTATATAATCGTAACTACTATGAAAGTTGTGATTGGATTGGTTGTATTTCTAGACAAACATATGGTATCATTAAAAGATTATCAGCGTTAGATACTAAACCAACTTGGAAACCTAAAAAGGATTGGCAAGTAAGTTATGTACCACATGGAATTAATACAAATGTATATAAACCAACTGATGTACCTGCCGAATTCCGTAAAGAAATTTTAGGTGGTAAAGATTATGATTTTGTACTATATTGGAGTAATCGAAATATCCGTAGAAAACAACCCGCAGATGTTATCGTAGCATTTAAAAAGTTTTGTGATAGGATTGGTAAAGAAAAAGCAGAGAAAGTTTGTTTAGTAATGCATACGCAACCTGTTGATGAAAATGGAACTGATTTACATGCGGTAATAGATGTAATGGCACCTGAATGTAATATTATATTTTCAGAAAAGAGAAGACCTCAAGAAGAATTAAATCTTATTTATAATATAGCAGATGTAACAATGAACATAGCTAACAATGAAGGATTTGGATTGGCAACTGCAGAATCTGTAATGGCTGGAACTCCAATCATTGTAAACGTAACTGGTGGATTGCAAGACCAATGTGGATTTAAAGTTGAAGGTAATATGCTAACTGCAGACGATTATATTAAGATTGGTTCACTTCACCAATGGAGAGAGTGGGAAGGTAAAGCTAAACCTGGTCCTTGGGCATTGCCGGTATGGAGTAGAGCATTGGCATTAGCAGGTTCAGTTCCGACACCTTATATTTGGGATGATAGAGTTGATATAGAGGATGTTGCAGAAGCAATTGAGAAAATGTACAACACACCAAAAGACATCCGTAAAGCAAACGCATTAGTGGGTAGAGAGGCCTTTATTGGAGAGATGGGATTAACACATACAAATATGTGTCAGCAATTAGAAAACGGAATCGAATCAGTTTTTGAAAATTGGAAACCAAGAGAAAGATTCGAAGTATTTAAAATTAAATAAGTTATATAAATGAAACCAACATTAGTATTTCAAGGACCTATATTCACTCGTAGTGGTTACGGTGACCATTGTAGAGATTTAATGAAATCTTTACGCAAGATGGATAAGTATGATATTAAGATTATACCTTTAAGGTGGGGTAATACTCCACAAAACCAAGTAGATGGTTCATCTGAATTTGGTAGATGGATGTTAGATAGAGTAATAGGCGAAATAGGTGATAAACCTGATGTGTTTATGCAAGTTTCGGTAGCAAATGAATTTACACCAAAAGGACATTATAATATTGGTGTAACTGCTGGTGTTGAAACTACAATCTGTCCAAAGGATTTTATTGATGGTTCTAATAAAATGAATTTGATAATTGTACCATCCCATTTTACAAAACAAAATTTAGGAGGAACGGTATATCAGCAAAAAGACCAAGCATCAGGCCAAATAGTTGGTGAAATTAAAACTGAAATTCCAATTGAAGTTCTTTTTGAAGGAGTTGATACTGAAATATTTTCTAAAGGAAGTGGCAAGGATGTATTAGCAAATGTAAAAGAGGATTTTAACTTCCTAATTGTAGGACATTGGTTAAAGGGAGATTTAGGACAAGACAGAAAAGATATTGGTATGGCAATTAAAACATTTGCTACGGTATTTCAATATCTACCAAAAGATAAAAGACCGGGTCTTATTGTTAAAACATCACACGCTGGATTTAGTGTTATAGATAGAGAAGGAACTAGAGAAAAGCTTGAAGCTGTTTTAAAATCATTTGGAGATAAGTGTCCGTCTGTGTATTTGTTACATGGCGATATGGAAGAAACTGATATGAGTAATTTATATCATCATCCTAAAGTTAAAGCAATGTTATCATTTGCTAAAGGTGAAGGATATGGTAGAC